ATATTGGAGCCTGCGTCGTCTCCCTTGATGCCGGACATCTGCCCACGGAGGCCAGTGGCGAGCGCCACCATGCGTCTCTGCTCGTCTTCGGCGCCGCCAATGTCGCCCATTCCCATGAGTGCCCGTAACTGCTCTTCGTTAAGTTGTGACATTAGAGGCCTCCGTAGTTAATCATCAAGTAACCGCTTGGATGGGACACCACCAACTCAGGACGGGAGAGCATAAGTTCTTGTGCCATCATCCCTATGCGCCGCCCGCCTCCCCAGACATACTCATACTCATACCAGCCACCGCCCAGAGGCTTAATATTCTTCTTAAGCCGGCGATCGCTAGCTGCGAACGCGCCCGCCGCAGAAGCCACACCGCCGATTGCGCTGCCCCAGTCCATCCCAGGCGCCCTATTCGCGGATGTGAATTGCCCTTGCATACCCGCCGCGTTCAGAGCCTGAAGAGCTTGTGCGCTGCCCGCCGTAGAAGTTGGCGCCCCTGGGAACGCGGGCATGTTCACTTGCTGGCCCGTCAGCAGCGCATTCAGCTCGTTCAACGTCATGCCGCGCCGCTGTGCTTCCTCGGCGACGTAAGACTGGCGCTGCCGATCCATCTCCTGCGCCCCGCCTGCCCGCAGACTCAGTTCGCGCTGTGCTTCCGCACCGCCCCCGGAGATAGCGTTCAGAGCAGCGTTCTCATACTGAGTGCCTCTGTTCGCATCCATACTGGTTTGAGCGCGAGTCCATGCCTCGCTCCCGCCTTCTGGAGACACACCCATATTCGCCAGCCGTGTGCGACGCTCGCCCTCTGACTGGGTGAGCATCGGCTCAATCCGATTTACTTGCCGCTGATAAAGCGCTTGCTCTGCACGATCACGCGCCTTGTTAGGATCGTAATCGCCCATGCTGCCCGCGCCAGGAGCACCTTCCCAGTTGAATTTCTTATTGAAGCCCTCGGTCGCCTGCCCGAGCAAGCCCTCTGCTGCATTACTTCGCCCTTGGCCGATGCGCTGCTGTGCGCTGAGCGCGTCCTGCATTTCAGGCGTCAGGGTTGTATTCTGCGTCCATGCCGTAACAGGCTGGCCTGTGGAAGGATCAATGCTGGAGCCAGAACTCCACGTCTGTTGTCCCACGGGCGTGTTGATGTTGGGCCGGTTCGCCCACGTCTGCGCTGTGTTGACCTCCTTGCTAGACGCGGCTTGTTCTCTGGCCGCGCCCGTATAATCTGGCGGAGCAGGAGCACGGGAACCCTTGCCGCCATAGAGTATCAGCCCGGCTCCAGACATATAGGCCATCAGCCAGCGGTATAGAATTTCTTTCATGCTGCATCCTTTTCCAGAAGATATTTGCATTGATCGGCGGTCATCCCAAAGATGACAATGTCGCCCCCATCTTCATGCATTCCAACCATGCGATGCTCTTCAATAAAGCCAAGATGCAGGTCGTATTTCATCGCGCGCTCATTCTTGCTGTTGACAATGCCAATTAACTTCAGCAGGCCCAACTGATTGAAGGTATAGTCAAACACGGCATCCAGCATCTTGCGCGGTGTGAAGTTATACCCCTCCGACATGCCTACGTGAATCTGACACACCCGGCCAAGGAACCCGTTGAAGCACACGCACATCTTCAAGGCGTCGTCTTCTACCCACCCCATGATCTTCATGTCTGCGCTTGGCACGACGCCTGCATGGTAGGATAGGAAGAGCGTAGCCGCCCGCCATTCCTCAGGAGTCTGGGGCATTATAATCATAGCCCGCCCCCCTTCTGAATCATCCAATCCAAACTCACAAGTTCCGTCCCACCCGCACCCTGTAAATCTATCTGGGCCGCAAGGGAGTATCCGCCGCCAATAGTCCCCGTCCACTTTCTTACGGGGGTAGCTTCCCCGAACCACCGCCCCACGCCCCAATAAGCGGCGTTCCATCTTGAGCCAGCGGTTGCAACGAGGGACGCAACCGAAGCCGTGGTGCGCGTGATAAAGTCGCCCAGAATGCTAATCGCCAATTCCGGCGTGTATGTGAATACGAGGGTCAGCCGCACCATGGATGCAGACTTGTAAATTCCCGGAGAATCAAAAATTCCATACGCAGGCGTGACCCGCGCCAGAATCCCTACCCCGTCTATGCCTGCGCGACTTCTTGCGTCAAAGTAGTCGTCAAACAGCAGAAATACTTTGCCTCCATCTGGAGAGGCCTCATAGCTTCCGCCGAATGCTACATGGTCATGATCAAGCATGCAAGCAACGGGAACGTCTTGGTATAGGCACCATGCCAGACGCTGAGTGTCAAACACCAGCTGACGCACCCCCTGCCCGACCACGGTCTCTGGCAGACCCAGAACTAGAGAATTGTCGCTGGGGATGTCCGCAACATACCAGTCTTCTACGCCCGCTCGCGTCTTCATGGCCAGTTCAATTAGCGGGTCAACCTTCGCGCTAATATTCGTGCTAGAATTCCGCTCAAGATTGGCAAGCGCCACGAGCTTAGAAGCCTGAACCAGCCCTTGCGTAGTAAGAATGTGAACATCGCCGCCAATGGACTTAACCGAGCGTCGTCCCGCGGGAAGACTGCCCACATACCAGATACCATGGAGTGCGAATGCCGCAGGGTCAGTGCCAGCAGTGTTTGGATCGTAGCCCTTGTAAATCACCACGTCCCCTTCAGAGCTTACAGCAACGAGGTAGTCGTCAATGCCCTCGCCTCCATCGATGGTCCAATTCTCGAGCGCCACGAGAGTCCCGCCATGCCGGAATTGCGGGCCGAAGTCCCACAAAGCGACTGCACCCGTGAGCTGATCGACGGGAAGGTAGTAAGCCTTAGTAGAGTTCTTTGCTATGAACCACTGCCGCCGCTTCCAGACTGTGTGGTGCGCGAAGGTGTCCGGGTCAGCGCCGCTGATCTGCCCCGCCCCGCCCCCTTGCGTGACTTTGACGATTGCGGTCAAGTCCGTCGCCGCCATGTAGTAATAGCCGCCCGCTTCGTTGCACAGAGTCAGGAAGTTACCGCCCGCATTCTGGAAGTTCAACCATGACCAGAAATCTGAAGTAGCGGCTGCGGCCAGAAGGCTCGTCCACGCGCCCGCGCCTCCGCCGGTCACATCGTAGATGTGACCGTTTGTCGCCGCGAGTAGATAGCCGTCGAACAGAGCGGCAGGGTAGGAAGTCGCACTTGCGGGGAAGAAGCTCATGAGCGTCTGCACTTTTCCTGCGCCCGGCAGATTCTCAGCATACGTGCGATACCCGTAGCGCATAGAAACTCCACGCGCTGTAGGACGAGCGTTGATTAGCGCAATGGCGTCGGCTGGCGGCATCCCGTCATACATGTCGCGCAGATTCAGCCCCTTAGAGGGCAAAATCCCCGGGACAAGCTCCCCTGTCATTGGGAGATCGCGGGGCGTCTTTTTAAGCGCGGTGAACATCAGTTCCCAAACCCCGTGTCAGGCACATTGCCGCCGTTCAGAAAACGCGTAGCCCCCGCACGAACGCCGCCGCCAATCACCAAAGTATTCGCCATCTGATTGCGGGTAGTAATCTGCGAAAACCGGTCGTTGAAGTCTTGCTGGAACTGCGCAGAGGCCAAACCCCTCACCTGCGCCCATTTCAACTTCAGTGCGAACGTAAACAGAAGAGAGTCATGGCGCGGCTTGTCCAAATTCGCGGTAAGCTCCTCTTTCTCAGTTACCGTGTCTGCGTCGAGAACCCAATTTCGGGACACATACTGGAATGTGATGGACTCCAAGTTGGCAGGCGCGGAGACAAACCGCATTACATCGTCCACAACCCGGCAAGCGGGCGAAAGGAAGGGGGTGTTTCCGATCCATGCCGCGACCGCAGCGGCCTCTGAGTCTGAGACAATCTGCACCGGCCTGCGATTAGTGACGCTCCAGCCCGTATTACCTATGAAGCGGGACAGGCCCGAGGGCAGCGCGAAATCCGTAGTAATTCCGTTCCCCGTAACCGTGAACGTCGCATTAAACTGCTGCCACGAATATATGTCCGTGAGCAGCGGCCCCACTTGATTAGCGAGCGATCCCATCATAACGGCGTTGCCATCCTGCGAGTCGTAGACACCCGCAGGGCTGGTCTGGTTCATGGAAACCAGTGCGTCCTGAACAATCTTCAGGATAGTGGCGTAAAGATAAAGATTAGCCAATCAATCCTCCGATTTCTTGGGCTTGCGCTTGGAGAGTTCTTCTTGCAGAACCAAATTCGTAGCGGCAAGATCGTCCAGCTTCGCCATAAGCTCGTCAATCTGCGCTTGCAGCTTGGCGATAGGCGCTTTCTTCTTAGCGGCTGAAAGATACTCGTCTGCCTTTTGTTTGATGTTCTGTATACCCGGAAACTTGGAACCCACGCTGTCCGGCATAGCGACAAGCTGCTCAACGGTTTTGACGTTGAAGTATTCAAACTCTTTGATTTGGGGTGCCCGAAGGTAAGACCACAAACTCAGAGGAGTTCCAACTGGCGAATCCTCCGCGCCCGCTACCCGCTCTTTGAAGAGTTTGTAGTGGCGCGGAAACCGCTCAATGTCTTCCTTACGCATTGGGCGGATAACGATGTTGTCGCGGTTGCCCGGAATACGAATGTCGATGATTTCCACTTCCTTGAAGATCGGGCGACCTTCGCGCTGCGTAGCTTGCACGTCTTCTCTGCTGTCCATATAAAACTTGACGAGCAGGGACTCATCCGCCTTGTTAGGCGTAGTGTAGATTTCGTGATCGTGGTCTAGCGTTTCCATTTTATATCTCCAGTAGTGGGGTTAATCGTAGTTTATCATGCGGTCAGTGCCGCGAGTTGTGCGTTAGAGAGGTTTGTGGGGTAGATGCGGACGTTCTTTACGTTTCCGAAAAGCTCAGTGCCGGCAACCCCGCCGCCTACGGTTAGAATAGCGTTTGTCAGTGATGTCGGAACGTTTGCAGTGGCGTCAGTGCCCTCTACCACCCCATTAACAGCGATAGCCAAATCGTTAAGCGCCCACCTTCCCGCAATTTTTTGCGTTGACGCGGATGCCGTTGTTCCCATAGCAGCGCCGTTTGCGACCCCCTGCCCGCCAGAGAACATGCGGCCAATATTTGATCCATTATTTACCTCAATAAAGATGCCCGAAAGCCCGTCTCCGGGGTCGTAAGCCCATGTGCCTATCGCGTTGGCTTGCGCCCCATTATTTGAAACAGTAGGCTCGCAATATACGGCTCCAGTAGCCGCCGCCATATTCCCCGCCGCCACATAGGTCAGAAGGTCCTTGTTCCGCACTACTGAGGTTCCAGCAGCCCCTGCATTCGGGATATAGGACGAACGAGTCGAGCCGTTTTCAATCTGGAATCGAGTCGGCACCCCGACCACAGTAGCCGTAACCGTCCCCGCCCCGGTGACTACAAACGTTAGAGGAGTCGCGGGTGTTGCAGCACCACCCCCCGTAATCGTCGCAGACCCTGCCGCAATCGTGACCGAAGTTCCACCATCAAGCCAGCAGGTGTAAGTGCCCGTGCTGAGGATCGTAGTTGTCTGGTTCGCCGGGGCATCAGTAACACCAAGATACTGAGTCCGCGCACCCTCCCCCAAATACCCCTTAAGTGTTGCCCCGGAAATCGCAGCCCCTGTTGCCGCGGTGACTACGTTCGATGCAACTGTGTTTCCGTTCAGAGTATTAAAAGACTTACTGCCATCAACCCCGGCCCCGTGGAATGGACTCGCCAAAACCCCGACGCTTACATACTCTGATGGGTTTTGGTTGGATTGGCTGGTGACTTCCTCTGTCTGCCAATACTCTGCGTTTATCACATCCCCACTAGCAGCAAACCTTACAATCAGGTTTGCATTGTTTGCGGCAATGCCAGACTTAAATACGCTGTATCGAGTCGGGACGGTCGTTATTGCGGGCAACTCTACGTAAGTTGCGCCAGAGTCTACGGAAACGCTGATCGCACCCGCGCCAGAAACGCGGGTAATAGTCACCGACCCAACGTAATCACCGGCGGGTGAAGATGGTTGCGAATTCCCGACAAAACCGTTATTGGCTGTTGCCGTTGCCTGAATTGCACTATCTCTTGTTACGTTTGCCGAATTCCCGGTATAGGCTGCGTTAGTTATGTCCTGACTAGCGGCTGCTATCAGGTTACGAACCCGCCTCGCACCCGTAAACCGAGCCTCGCCGCTAACAACGTTCTTCAGCAATGCCTCAAAATCAATAACCGTCGCAATCGTGGCCCGGGTGAAGGTAGGGGTGCTGCTGCCTCCCGAGTAATTTGGGACTAGCGAAGTAGTGAGGCCCGCCCAAAAGCTCATTAGCGCGGCAGCGAGCGCGCCTTCTGCAGTCCTGGGCAGACCGGCTTGCCTATGCGTAATAGCCCCTGAGAAATCCACGCAAAGCCGGTCAGCCTTCATGCCCATTCCAGATTGGAAATAGGTGGGCGCCTCTTCTGTGGTCGCAATGTTGCCTGCTGCGACAAACCCTAGTCCGCTGCTAAAATGATTGACCGCCTGCCACGGATCAATTCCCAACAGACCCCCATTAAAGGGTCTGCCCCCTGAATATCCCGTGGGAGCTTCGGGAGAGCAGCTTACGCGCCCGCCAGAGTCATAGGTTAGCTCTGCGGAGTTTAGCACTGCACACGCTCCACAATAAACATTGACGAAATGGGGCCTTCCTGGCTCCACGTGACATTGCCGTGCTCAGACAGAGCAGCCAGCCACCAAGCATAGGGTTGAATGGTCAGGTGTAACTCACATCCTATGAGATCCCCATAAGAATCTGACACTGTGCTTATCTGAAAAAACACCTTTGGCACAGAGGCGAGAATGTTAGAAATTACCCCGCTCACTTGCTCTGGGGGCAGGTGCTCCATAAGATCCGCGCAGAAGCCAAAATCGCCCCTTTCAGCAGTGCCCGCCACCAGGTCGCACTGTATGAACGGAAGGTGCCCTGCTACGTCCTGAACTACGCCTGCCTCTACGAAGTCCAGCAGCCGCACGTCACAATCAGTAAGCTCCGCAATCTTGGCCCCGCCCTTGCCAGAGCCACACCCGAAGTCGATAACCTTGCCGGAAGGTTGGCACCTTTCGACGAAAAGTGCCGCGATTCCTTCTCCTGGAGAAATATGCCCGTAAGAGGGGTATGCCCACATCCGCGTGTATTTGTCCAACTCCGTGATAGGCGTTTGCGGAAGCATTCTATGCCACGCAACGAAGGGCAAAAGTCCGGAACCATGCACGCTGATTTCACATCCTAACTCCAGAAGCTGCGGCAGCAACAGTTGAAATTGCTCAACTTGAACTACCATCCACGGCGCTGCCCGGAAGTTACGCCCCTTGACTGTCACTTCAATAACATCATCTTCATCATTAGCGGGCTGCACGTATGCGTGATGCGCCAAATCCTGCCGGCTTGAGTCGTAGCCGTATAAGTGCATAGTGCGGAAGCCTCGCGCGTAGGCGAGGGACATAGCAATCAGCCCTACGCTCGCACCGCCTCCCACAGCCTGTATTTCGCGCTCGCCGGGAACATAGTAACCGATGTTCTCTGTGTCAATGTGGAACAGAGTTACGGACTGCCTTGCTTGGGTGAAGAGTGCAGGGTCACACTGCGAGGCCAAGAATACCATCTTAGCGGAGCAATCCAAAAAGGCCTCATTCTTACCGGCGCGCGCATCCAGGACCATCAGCGCATCTGGCGTGATGCCGTGGGTGTTGAGGAATTTGGCCGCACCGTTGAGCGCAAGAACATACGCGCCGTTTTTCTGGCGCGCAGCAATTTCAGCGACATCGCCTGTCAGCGAAGGCCCGCCGCCTACAAGCAGGCACTCCTGCTCGGTTTCTGGCAGTAATGCGAGCCACTCCAAATCACGCATAGAGGAATCGTGGATATTACGCGCTACCGTTTCAGTTGAGACGTTGTTCTCAAACTGAATATTGGGGGCCGCGAGCAGCAAAGCAGGCATCTGCGTTCCTTATATGGAGTAGCTCTTTAGTCTGCCCACTCTTGCGAGTGAGCAGGTAAAGATCACTCGTTAGGTGATTTGTGACTGGCAGTGCGGGCGACTGATCGTCACCAGCACCGTTCCCGCCGCGCTCAACGTGGTGAGCAATTGCGTCCGGCAAGCTACGATTTGCAGACCGGCGGAGGCAATCGCCTTTACCGAACCCGCAGTAGCTGAGATAAAGACCGGCACGTTGGGGCCGATGATCACCGCTGTCTTCTTCATGGTTGCTTGGCCGCTGATTTGATACCAGCCATACTGTGCTGCCACGATTGCAGCCATCGCAACCGCGACCGGCATGACTTGCACCGCCGTATTGATCAGCCGCACGGTTTGGAATGTCGCCGCGTTGTAGCGGACAACATCCCCGAGGACGGTGCTGGCGACGCCGAGCAGGTAAATAAACTCGCCTTCGCCAAGCGTCTGGCTGCTGCCTTTGACGATAGTGCCGAGCGGGACTCTGGCAACGGTGTCCACCTCGGTGAACCCGGGTGCGCCCAGATAACTTGTGTTTTTGAACGTCATGTTCGCTTCTCCTTAATCTTTTCAAAAAGGGGTGGAGTAGAATACCTCCACCCAAGACCCCCACTACGAGGCGTTAGTCGCTGTCCACCAGACGACCTTGGTATTGACGGCCTGAGCAAGTCAGGTTTCCCGCCCATCCCAAGATCTGGACTTCTGCATCTTGATTCGTCGCGTAGCGCCGGTTCGGGGAAAGCGGAACCATATTGCGGCGAGCGTGGGGGCGCCAGAAGATATATTTCGTGTTAAGGAAGTAGCAGGTTTTCGTAGTAGCCCCGCCGCCGATGCCGCCATCAAGCACCACATCTGAGTTCATGTATTTGATGGTGGGGAAGCCCAGACTCGCTTTCTCAGATTGAGTGAAGCGTTGCTGCGCCTGCAGACTGGCGACGTAGATACCCCAGAAGTTATTGTCCATCACCAGCAGGTCTGGCCGATCAATTCCACGAATCAGCGAGGCCCACATGGCGTTCATGGCAGCGCCTACTGTCGTAGAGGTCAAGGCTGCTGAGGTGTATTTGCTCCGCCAGAATGTCCACGTTGCGGGATCGATGGCACCGTAAGAGCCGGTGGTTGGATCAATCGGAACAGCTTTGTCCAAGCCGGTGATCTGCTTGCCGCCGAAGCCGGTTCCGTCAGAATAAATGCCGGTGGCAAGAAGGTTGGCCATGGATGATTCGCAGACTTCCAAACGGGATTCGAGCAATTCGATCATGCGCTCTTTTCCGTCGTTCTGCAATTGCTCCAGACCAGAGATAAGAACCGGACAGGCCGCTTGCTTGATCTCATACTCGGCGGCGCTGATAACATCTTGCGCGGATACCGGTAGAAGATCGTAGCCGCTGTAGTATCCAGCGTTGCCGTTTTCGGCAAAGGACAGTTCTTGTAAGATTTTGGTGCCGCCACTGAACGTTTTCGTATTACCTCGCTCGGTGACCCATCGCAGGAGAGCGTTGTTGTTGGTGACGTTGTCGGCGATTTTCTTGGTGCGCGACTCAATGGTAGTAGCCGCGATGTCGCTGATGTTCGGGAAGGCGTAGAGCACCAGACCCGTGCGTCCCATGTAGGACAACAGAATCTGGCCTGCTTGTTCCCGGAAGGTGCTGAGGGCCAGCGCGACCCATGCGAAAATGCGTTTCATAATTTCCTCACTAGGTTAGATTGAAAAAGTTTCCATTCCACTCTAGCGAGGATAAACCGTCTAGGCACTATTCGCATCTATCGCGTTGAGGATGTCTTGCCGAAGAGACCCATCTTCAGAAGGCAAAGATTTCACGGGGGCACCACTGATGCTGACCGCTTTCTTCTTTGCCGCTACAGCCTTCACCGAAGCGGAAGCTGCTCTTGCTTGTGTCTCTCTGCGGGCAACAACGTCCGCGATGTCATTGTGCGCCAATATAGCACGTGAATACGCGGTTGACAAGTTCATTTTTTGGCCCCGGTTTGCGGAGACTTCCAGCAGGTCTGCCATCGTCTCTGCTACGTCCGCCGCGAACTCATTCTTGGGGTCAGCCATGAACGCTTCCAACTCTGTAGCGGCGTCCTGCGACGTGCGTTCCTCGGCGTCGCGCTGCCCCCGTAGCAGGGGGGCGAGGGCTTGCTGGATTTGCTGCTGGATCTGCTGCTGCATATCAGGAGCCTGCGTATGCTGCGCTGCACCGCTGCCTCCTGCAACGAGTGCTTCGTCAAGAGCGGTGATATCGATGCCGAAGTTCTTGATAATGGCGGCGACGGTTTGCGCCTTCTGCAGTTGCGATCCGGAGTAAAGCACGTTCGCCGTCTTCAGCAGATTGTCCACAGTTTCCAGCGGCTTGCCGCCTTCTGCGTTGATAACGTTTGCATACTGATTCACACTTCCGAGGAAGTGGTCGCGGAATTTGCGAATGTCTGTGACCTCGTTAAAGCCCCTGCTCATTTCTTGTTCGCGCTTGATGATTTCCTGCTGCACGTCCAACTCGAGTTTGGCAAACTTTTCCCGCGCCGCAGGCCTCCAAGAAGTAGGCGCTTTGATCGCTGCGGGAGCTTCTTCAATAACAGGCTTCTCGACCTCTACCACAGGCTTCGCGTCTTCCTTGGGTTGGAATTTGCCCGTGTCGTCCCGCTCCAGCCCCTGCTTGGCTTCCTGCTTCGCGCCTTCCGTCTCAGACTTTACCTGCCCTTCACCTGCGTCTGCCTCCTCTGCTGAGGCTATGCTCGCTTCAATAGTCTCCCGCAAAGACAACTCTTCAACAGGGGTCTCAAGTTCTACTTCCACTTCTTCGTTCACATCTGCTACAGCGTCCAATTTTCCTACAGCCATGATATTCTCCAGTAGTGGGGTTAATGTCTGCGACTTGAAAGTTTGTTAAATGCTTCTACCACATCCCGAATGCGGGTCGGGTCTTTGCCCGCTAGGGTGCTCGTGCGCTTCCGGGCATCTTTTTCCCACGTGCTCTTGTAGTCATCCATCGTGGTCAGACCATTGCGCTTCATGAACTCGCGGTGCTGCGACCGCGAGGCGTATCGCTGATCCTTATCGTCTTGGTAGAGGCGATCATTCCACATAACATTGTCCGCAGCTTTCAGCGGCTGCGCGTAGTCCTCCGAAACTTCTAACGCCTCGCCCTTGATATAAATCCATCTACGCCTCGTCATCGCTCTGCTCCTTTGCTTTACGGACTGCCTCGGCTGTGCGGACTTTCTCCATGCGCTCCACTATCTCTGCCTCGTTGCTGTCGCGAAGTGCGCGCATTTCTTCTGCGTGTTGCTCAGCCGCTTGCTGCATCTCCGCGTCGTGTTGCTCAGCCGCTTGCTGCATATTGTTCAGATGCTCCTGGGCCGCGACCTCTGCTTTGGCGACTGCGGCGTCCGCGTGACCTTGCGCGATAATCACGGATTGGGCCGCTTCGCTCTCAGTCTGCATCTTGTCAGAAATCATCTTCGCATCGGTTTTCTTAGAAAGATCCGCAATGTATGCCTCCGTCCTCGCTTGCGTAGCTGCGATGTCCGCCTGCGCCTTCAGAGCCGCAGGATCCGGCTGTTGCTGTTTCGGCTGCTTGGCAGAATTCGCCAACTGGAGCAGAGCCTTGGAAAACACGCCCTCAATCGATTGCGCGGAACGGAAGCTGGCGATGCCCCACTGGAGGATTTCCATTAAGAATGGCGCCGCCCCCGGCTCTGCTTGGATCAACGGCATGACTTGGCTCACGAACTGGCCCGTCGCCGAAATGAACTCTATGCGCCCCTGTCGCTCGGCGTTATAGTCCGGTATGCTCAACGTGTCTGCGAATATCTGCACCCGATACATCTGGCCCCAATCGCTCTTCAGGATATCTACCGCAGCTTCTGCGTATTCAGCATCTGGAGTGAGCTGTATTAAGCTGTTCCGTAAAATGATGTCCTTGTCGAAGTGCGTGGCGATAATCTCCCCTTTAATCCGCAGGGCTTCCTGCACAAAGGACGCCACCTCGTTCTGCTTGTATTGCAGGCGGACGCTGGAATACTGTGCCTTCAAGTCCTGTGCGTGGGCCGTCTCTCTTGGGGACGAGATGCCGCGCATCATATCGCTCAGCCCCGTAAGCTCGAACAGTTCCGCCTTAGCCTCGTTCTTAAGTTCCCGCAGCTTGTCAAGCGCGTCCACAATCATCTGCAACGGGAACCAGTCGATTGTCCCCTTCAGCCCGCCTTTCTCTGCGAAGTAGGCCCAGTTGTCCACTGCGATCATACGGTTGGTCTTCGAGCCGTTCAGCAGCGCGGAGAGTTCCGTGTTTGTCTTGTCGTAAACGCCGGAGGCCTGGATTGCATCTTCCAGCATCTGTATGCGCACAGTCAAGTCATTCAGGCGCACATACTGCGTCTGCACCATCATATAATCCGACTTGGGAACCATCGAGTTGGTAGTGTGCGTCGCGAGCAGCGGCTTCGGGAAAGGGAAGAAGTCTCGCAGTTGCAGCGGATCTTCCACCCTGTCCAATTCGTAGGAGCAATCCTTAGATATGAATATAACTTGCCGCTTTGTCTTGTGCCAGATTTCGTAAACCTTCGTCTTCTTGACAACTGTGTCCTCGGGGGTTATGTCCCCGTCCTTACTGGACTTTGTCGCCCACCCAACGAGCGAAGTGTATTCCTCACCGAATTTATCCTCAAACTCCGCTTTGGTCATGTAGACTGCGCGCCCCGCCCAGCGGCACTCTTTCCAACTCCGGCAAGGCGACCACAGGAAGTCCTCCCAGTAGACGTATTCCATCTCCACCTGCTCGTCCATCACCTGCTCGTCTTTTATCTCGGGCTTGTAGAGCAGCCAGAGTTGCCCGAGGCCGGGGAGAAGATAATCTTCCACCGCGGACTTGAAAGCGGTGTTAAGCTCTGAATCTTCTTCCTCAAAGGGCTGGCTCAGCAGCCGCTCCATGATAATGGCGGCGACGCGCCCTGGCTGGTCTTTGTAGTCGTCAAATTCCCGCTTCACCACCGGCTTCGGTGCATTCGCATAGAGCGCCGCCTTGAGAACGCCGACGTTCGACCAGAACACGTTGAATTTCGAATCTATTCGTTCGTCTTGCGCATCCGGCGTCTCCCCCATGTAGCGTTTGACGACGCGACGCCCCCGCTCAAGGAATTTTCTGAACTCCGGGTCTTTCTCCGCCGCGCTAATTTCCTTCACCCACGCGGCAGAAGATTTTGCGCCTTTCTTTGGCGCCTCGCTATCTAATGAAGCCGTTTTTCTGGCCATGTTGCATCTCCCAAAGCTGCTCTAGGTTGAAGTTATGGAATTTTGGCGGCGTAGGGTTGAACGGCTCTACGCTGGGCGCTTCTTTCGGAGCAAGCTGCCGCCTTGCCACGATTGCAAAGTAGCGGAACACATCCGCGTAGTGAACAGACCAGTCCTCAACGGGGGCGTTGGAAAACGCCTTCTTGTCTTCGTCCCAATTACGTCGATACGTCTTCAGCGCCTCCACTAGGTCGCCCGTGGCGAGGGAATTCATGTAAACTTCCCCAAATATCATCCGCGCAGCGGCTATGCCGTCGATGACGTCCAAACCGGGGATTCTCCGCGGGCGAATACCCGCTGCCAAGAATTGCTCCATAATAGAGCGACCTGTTTGCATCGTTTTGGCCCACGCATCGTGAGGAAGCCAGACGGTGCCACGCTCGCATCCGTATTGCCCGCAGAGTTCGCCAATACGGCGGATGTAGTGCTCCGTGGCCCGCAAGTTATCCGCCTCTGCGTGGATGATAGGATACCCGTCCACCGCATCTTGGAAGCATATCGTCGCGGTGTCGTCCCTGTAGCCCAAATCGTAGATGAAATGCAGCGGCATATCGCGATTCGCAGCCATTGGCCGGATACGCTCTTCCTCCTCAGCCTTCATGATCTCCGCGGAGTAGAACGCGCCCCGCGCACTGGCCTCGAAGCTGCACTCCATCTCTTGTGCATACTCCTCCGGCAGCATCATTTTCTTCATCTCATCCAGTTCTTCCTGCGGAATGAGTTTCGTCTTGCTGACGGGCCAATTTTCATAGAACCAACGATCCGGTTCTTCCATGGCAGTTCTGACCAGCCGCCGGAAGTGGTTTGGCCCGTTCGGCGTCCCAATAAAGGTCGCCCACCCGCGCCTGTCGACGAGCGTAGGGAGCAGGACCTCGCTCCACAGGCTCGGCCGCATCATCCCATACTCGTCCAAGTCAATTCCGTCAAAATACTGGCCGCGAAACGCGTCGGGATTGTCCGCCCCGTAAAGCGTGAATTTCGCGTCGTTGAAGTAGGTGATGGAAAGCTCGCCTTCCGAGACCTTCTTCGTCAATCCCAGAGAATAACGCTTGAGGTAGTCCCACGCGATTTGCCGGGCCTGATTTAGGTATGGCGCGACATAGGCGAACCGTCCTGGTTCACGGGCCTGCACGCCCCGTATCACCGGAGGCTGGAAATAGAGAATACGACTGATTGTGTCGTTAATGGTCGCCACCGTCTTCCCGCCCCGCCTGTGAACTACGTCGATCGCCCATCGCTGGGGCCGCGCATGGAAGTTCTTAAAAATCTCCCGGGGGACATACTTGTGCTCTACTATCCGCGTCGCCATGTTCTAGGATCTTGAGGGCGACTGGCGGAGGTAGTGCATGGCGGACAATAATTTCTTGTGGGCCATCGAGTTCGCTGGTGGAAGAGGCTGGGAGCAGACGGCCATAAAGCTTGAAGAAATCGCCCGCATTAGCATCTGCCCAGATCGCCAATCGCGGAACGCCGCCGATAAGTTCAAAACTGTTTTGGAAGGCTTCAATGACCTGTGCGCGAGTAACGCCCGCAACTTTCTTAAGTCGGCCTGTGGGATGGTAGAGGGGTCCGGCTGTTTCATTGGCGATTATAGCGAGCGTTTTATCCAGATCCATAATGTGCAATACACTAACACAAAGAGGCTTGGAATGCAAGTTCTTTACGTACCAGGATATTCGTTTCTAAATTCTAGTCAAAAAGATACGTGACCCCCGAGGCAGGGTAAGGGGACAGTGATGGGGGTGGGTAGCCCCCGGGGGTTTCCCGCTCTGGTATTTTCCACGCCTCCACCGTCAAGGTCAAAGTCAAGGGCAAGGTCAACAGCAGGTCAACGTCAAGGGTGTTGCTCCGCAACGTACTGCTCGTGTTGCTCCGCAACGGTAACGTCAACGTCAACATCTTATCGTGTTGCTTCGCAACGGTAACGGGTCGTGCTCGCTGCGCTCGGTTCGTAACTGCTGGCTGGTATCTGCTAAGCTGTTACCCTTTCGCTGTTCTAATTCCACGGCGTGTCTTTCTACAACCTAGTCAATCCCGCACTGCGTCTGTAGGGGTTTGGTCAGTAACCACTAACGTCAGTGGTTACTAACGTCAGTGGTCACCAACTTAATTCGGTAACGTGTTCCCTCCCCCCGCCATACATGTAGTCGTATATGCTGTCCATAGCGCACACGCAAAATTCCCGTTCAGCGCCTCCACATGTAAGCCAGTCCTCGGCGGTGTATGTGGTCACCTGCTGCCCCTCATCGTCGCAGTTTGTCACGCACATCGCCAACACCGCACTCAGCAGCAGTTGGTGCTTTTGGTTCATTTCAACCAGTGGCACCGGCTCGTAATTTCCGCCCAGTGCCTGCACTGCCTGCGCGTATTCTTGCACATACGCCTGTAATCTTTCCTTGGCTACGGTCATGTTCAGCACCAGCCCCTTTCGGGGCTGGTTTCCGGTTACTTCGTTGTTAAAAACCCGCGCCTCAGCATGTAGCTAAGGTAGGCTTGCGGGCTAACACATTTCGGCTCGCTCAGCGCCTCCAGCTTGGCCAGTTCCAACGCCGTTGCAGGCAGCGCCTTTTTCACGGCATCCCACGCCGCAATAACATGCGCCGCCCGGCTTTTGGGTGCCTTGGCGGTCAGCACCAGCAACGCGTCGCTTGGCGTCGCGTTCCGCTTTGTCAACTTCGTGGCCACGCTGGCCACTTCTGTTACCACCGGCTTCGCTGCCGGGGCTTGCTTTGCTTTCTTGGCCATCTTTGGTTCTCCTAGGTTAACCAACTCGCTGTTGGTATAAGTTAGTCCGCTAATCTGCGCTTTAGTTCCACGTTCTTTTTTATGGCTCCATCAATTTTACTTATGGTGCGGTGCAATAAATTTCGCTCGCTGCGCTCGCAACGTCAACATCTTAGCTTGGTCGCTGCGCTCCTGGGTTCGCGCTGCGCGCTCGCAACTGCATTCCGCCTGCGGCTGCATCGCTGGCGCGCTCGCGTCTCGCTTCGCTCGCCCCCTGCAACGGCAACGTCAACATCTTATCGTGTTGCTCCGCAACGGTAACGTCAGGTCAACTTCAACTTCAACTTCAACTTCAACTTCAACGTCAACGTCAACTTCAACGTCAACCTCGCGCCGCCTCCTCTGGATCACGACCTTCCTTAATTTCGCGTTTGGGATACGGACCTTCGTCCTCTCTATCTTGACCCAGAGTCGTAGCCCGGCCCCTCTGGATCATGAGCTCCCTAGATCGCAGGGCTCCCGATCATGAGCTTCAGCGTCGCTCCCGATCATGAGCTCTTTATTCGGCTCTGGATCATGACTTCATTTCTTCCTTATAGGACGTTCGGGAGCTCTGGGGGATCCTCAAATCTCTCTTTAAACGATTCGAGGAGGGTCTGATGAGGATAAGTGCCGGACAATGGCTGCACCCCCTGCACCCCCTGCACCCCGTGGTGCACCTAGTAGACGTAAGTAATTTATAGATTTATACACTTATATAAAAACCATGGGGTGCATGGGGTGCAGGGGGTGCAACCCGTTTAAAAACAAGCACTTAGACTGCACCCCCTGCCCTATAATCTCCACAGGTTCTTGACATTCACACCGTCTTTAAAGCGGACTCCGTGGCTAGAATCATGCCAAACGAGGCCGAGGGCACGTGCACGAAGCCCTAACTCTTTCCTTTCCCAGTCCTTCGGTTTATAATCAGCCCTCCCGTTTACCTGCTGCCAGAACCTGCTGGCCTTAAAATAAACGACACCATCTTTACTAAAGACATCGACGCTATTGACCTTGATGGCCCCGCTGCGAAGGTCGCCCACGAATTCCCTCAATTGTTCAGTGATAGCCGCCTCCTCCGTGTATTTAGCGGTCATTTCGACAAAGTCGATATCCTCGGCGGCATACCCATCTGCGAGCAGCCCACGCGCACAAGCGATAATAGCGGGGCGATGCTTGATCATAAGATCGAATGGTAAGAGGGCGGGCACCATGCCGACTACGAAGCGTGTGTTCCCTGTAGGATCATCTGGTATAATCTGGGGGTCATTCGTCGTGCCCATCATCACGCCCCTGCGAAGCAGAGTCTCATCGTGCTCTTTGTATGCCCCTCGCAGAGTGGTAGACTGCTGAGTGATGATAGCCTTCAGTCGACCTTTCTCGGTCCGACCGAAGGTATCGATATCGTCAAACAACGAGATTCCCGGCCGCATCAACCTTTTAAGGATGTCCTTATCCTTGCCATCCATCTGCCCTGCGTGGAAGTCGTACACCCGTTCTTTCGAGCCGGTGACCCATCGGGCACAGCCAGTCTTGCCGACCTTCTGCGGCCCTGCCAAGATGACCATGATGCGCCAATCACAGCCGGGGTCCATAACACGTTTGACGTAGCCGCAGACCAGCGCTCGCATGACAGGGGCTAGCTCTTCTGAGAATATCTTCTCAAACCACTCCTCGCCATCCCACTCCCCACAGGCCAGGATGTCCTCCATCGCCGGGCTGTATGAGTTCTTCATGGCTACGTGCTTGATGGCAGTCTGGCAAACACGGAGAGTCAATTTGGGCATATACATATCCCACTGTAGCCCCTCCAGGATTCCTGCATCCTGCAGATTGTTCTGTATCGGCTGGCCGAAGACCTCGAGCTTCGCCGCGTCCTCGTTATATCGGAGACTATCCTTGTGCTTGGGGTGGGCGGAGAGCAGCTTCATCACGTTGTGCTCGTTCACATAGATGCCAGTAACGACCGCCACGCCCGCCGGATTGATTTTGGAGATAGTCAAGAGTTTGTAGTGTTTCGCCAAGTCCGTCATCGACAAGGCCGTGTCCATCCCGGGCACATCCTCCAACTGTAACAATTCGTCTAACTCTATGTCGGCGGCGTCGCCTACCAGCCAGTCGTCCACTTTCTCGGGAGTGGCGATAATCCTTATGGATCTATCCGGGTATTGTGCCCTCAAGCGTAAAAGCAGGCCCGCGTAAGATTTCTTTACTTGCTCTTTTTCGTTGATGTCTGGGTCTGCCAGTATGACGATGTCGCCGCCCGCTGCGAGCGCCTTAACAAGCTCGGGGTGTAAGACCTTCGGATGCACATCAGGATGGTGCCACATATCCTTGCCGCCGATGCCGATAGCTCGCACGCCGAAATGGTCTGCGACCTTAGCTGTCTTTTTCTCGCCCTCGCAGATAAACACGCCTAGGGAAGCGACGCCATGCGGGTAGAGATATGGCATACACGCGAGCACTTCATGACGAGCTAGTTCTTCCTTATTGGGCTGGACATACTTCGGCAGGTCGGCAGGCGCCCCCGCTTTGTAGAACACTCGCTCTCGCCACATATGCTCAAGCTGAGCGCCGGACTGGTCGAAGTATGGGATGCGATAGCACCCCACTGCTAGATCACCACGTGGGCACCAGAGGGATGGTAGAGACCGAGCTTCTGCATATAGGTCGCTATCCTCCAGCCCAGACTTCGCTAAATCTTCTTCCATCAACTCCTTACTAATTTTTCTTTTCACTTCTAAGATGCTGGCGTCAATAAATCCGTCCGCAACCTTATTAGGTGCTTTCATAGGTCTACTCCTCAGGGTTTGCAAGGCTACCAGTTAGTATGCCCCCGAATATGCTCATTAGCAAACAAAAGAATTGCTTGTAATCCTAACGGACAGGTGCATACTGGTTGTGTAGTTAAACGAAACCTAAGGAGCACGATATGACACAGTTTGAAAATGAATTTGCGGAGTTAGATAAGGAAGTAGTTGCACTCGCAGTAAAGCTCGCCAAGCTGGTTTCTGAAAACAGGGGCGACGCGCAGGAAGCTCTGGAGATGTTTACCAAGGAATTTCGAATCTCACTATACAAGAGCGCCAGCGGGGGAACCGGGCCTGAGGAGAGGCAAATGATTGAAATTACCCGAGCAGAAGTGCTGAAACGACTGGGCTACGAAGCGCCGAGCCTCGTATACACGGAAAGTGGGGAAGAGGTAAAAGTGGGCGACGGGGTTACGCTGGACGGGGAAACTCACATGGTAACATACTTCTGCCATCCGCACAAGCCTAGTGCGAGCGGGCGTGTGACCGTGCAGGCGCTGAACGGGCAGTGTTACGAATACTACGTCACCGTGATTGGCGCTAAGTGGGTTAACAGGCGTGACCAGCCGAGCATGCTGGAACAGTGGCTGAGCGAACCCTAAAAGAGTTGCTTGTAATCCTAACGGACAGGCGCATACTGGTTGTGTAGTTAAACGAAACCTAAGGAGCACGATATGAGTCGCATATTTTACAAGATTACAATGGCAGACAAGGAAGTGTGGTTCGCAAGCGGCATGGATCTGGGCGGCCCCGAAAAGTCGCTCGCTGTGGTGCAGAAAGCCGCCGAGGAAAAGGGGGTCGGGGCGACTTACGAATTGGCCACCCAAAAGGAATACCAAGCCTACCGGAGCTGGGTGCAGGGAATGAAGGCGCTGCCATGAAATACCCCACTGTCCATCTTGGTGGAACATCCAAGAACATGTTGCTGGATGGCTACGAGGATTGCTGTAGCGCAATCCGCGTAGCCATCACCATACTTTCTGATCAGGCGCCACACGGGCGTGACTACACCCAACAGAACGACTTTATATGGGCACAAGAAGAGCACACCTACAGAATCAGCAGGCTTCACACCATTTTGGACGAGCTTAACAGGCTGTGCCACGATATCTCAAACCAACAGGAGAACTGAAATGAACAGAGAACAAGCGATTAAAACTGCGAAGGGGCTGCGCAAGGGGATGGTAGTTTACGACTGCACCGACGGCCAGCGCACGACGCACGAGACCATCGGCGCCGCAAAGCGCCACATGCGGAAGCTCGGGAGGGGCGTCGCCCTCAAGTGGGGGGAGCGGCCCCCGCAGCCTAAAGAGGTGACAGCATGATTTATAAGTTCGACATGGACGAAGTGTTGGAGGCGGCGATAGCTGACGACAACTCAGGCTTCTGCCTGTCCTGCGGCAACCATCAGTATGACTGCGAGCCGGACGCACGTGACTACCTGTGCGAGGAATGCGGCCAGCGCCGAGTCCACGGCGCGGCGGAGGTGCTGCTATGTTTCTAGTCCGCGTAAGAGTGGAGGGCGGTGTGACAGGCGCACTAGAGTCTACGCTGAAGATGCACGGTGGGGCACCCGCGCTGTTTAAAACGGCGAGGGAGGCGGAGCAGCAGGCCGCGGAATACATGCGCAGGCTGACGAACCCTTGCGGCTCCGCTCAATATACAGCGTGGGTCGAGGAGGAAGTGAAGCAGGCGATCTATCGCGCCTTTCAGAGTAACAACATATGTGAGAGGGAAGTGATATGAGGAAAGCACAGGAGCCGCTGAACGGCTACGACGCGGACGCTCTGCGTAAGAAGATCGACGCAGCAGTGCATCAGTTGGTAAACCGAATGACTCGCAACCTGCACCCGGACACAGACTACGAAATACGGGAACTCCTGACCGTGCAGTTCCGGTTTTGGCGAAACAGCTGGCCTGCTACAACAGAGGAGGGGAAATGAGCATCGAAACTTGGAAGCAAGAGTTTTATGCGGTAGAGGCCCGCGTTGTCGGCAACGATACAGACGTGGTGTTGCTTGAACACTCGATCAAAAAATGGGAAGGCTTGCAGTTAGAAAGCCTTGAACGGCACAAACTGATCGCGTTCCACAATGGCGATGTTGTTCTTTATATTAAAAATAAAGGCGAGCAGAAAAGGACAAACAGATTCTTCATAGATGGCGCAAGCTGCGCGCTTTGCGCAAAGTATCTGCACGTCGCCAACGAACCCAGTTGCGTATCCTGTCCGCTGAGTAAAGTCAGGGGCAACGTAGAGTGTGACGAAAAAAGAAAGGAGGAAAAGTTTTCGCCTTTTTTGGCATGGACAGAGGATGCTTATCCAGAACCGATGCTTCATTGGCTGAGAAAAGCGCTGAAGGTCGCAATGCTCAAGGAGGGGAAATGACCCCAAAGCAGAAAGTTTTGAAAAAATACGCCGCCGCGTATTCGGCGAGTTTTGCAGATTGCTGGGTTGTATTTCGGGACTACGGCACTCAAGTCGGCGTAGGCAAGAGTGCAGCGATGGCGTGGAAGGATGCGGCAGAGAACATAGCTCCTACCGGATGTGAGGCGAGTAAGCCGACGCTGGCCGAGGTTATCGAATACGCAGAATATTTGACAGAGGGCGATGAGTGCCTTTCTGTGCAAACCGAAATACTGCGGATCGTTACTGAGCATGCGGCACGCGCCACGCAGGACGCGCTGGAAATGGAAAACAAAGAGCTGCGCCAACGCATCAGGCAGTTTGAATTCTGCATTGGTCGCGTCGCCATCGCGCTGGGAGGTGTTTGTTGCGGCGGAGTCGATGTCACGCTGCAACAAGTGCAGGCCGATCCGCATTCAACGACGCGTGTACTTTGTGACGCTATCGCTGCACTTCGCGAGGATGGGAAATGACCCTCGAAAAACGCATCATGGAGTTATGTTTGGAGCATGGCACCCTACGCGCTGCGGCGCTGGCCCTGAAAACTGACGCGGGGTATCTGTCGCGCCTTTGGCACGGAGAGAAAGTGAACCCGAGCGCGGCCCTGCTGAAACGAATGGGGTTGCGCAGAGTAACAACATACGAGAGGAGAAAGTGAAATGATGATTAACGGAGTCTGGTTTGACAACATAACCTGTCCTCGGTGCAGGAAACGCCACCCAGAAAACATCACCTGTAAGTATGCAAAGAGTGTCGCTGATGAAAATAAAGAAGAAAGGGAAAAAGAAAGGGGTGGGGAAATGAACAAGCTGTCTGATCGTGTGCGCGCAAACAGCGAGGCGGCACCGTGGGTGGTTGACGAGATAAAGCAGCTCGAGGCCGCGCTTGCAGAACTGCAACACAACCTAAAAAATTGGGGAGCGATTGAAATAGCAATTCGGAATCCAGCAGTAGCGGAATCAATGCGGCACTGGGAATGCCGCGCAGAGAAAGCCGAAGCTGAACTCAAGGCACTCACCAAGCAGGAGCCTGTGGTGACACCGCCTCAGCCCAGCACCCAAGGGGAGAAACCCATTGATGTAGCCAGACGCTTCCACGAAACGTATGAGAGACTAGCGCCGAGCTTCGGATATGAAACGCGGCAGGACACCAAGACGTTTAATCCCGATTCGCAAAACGGCAAGTTAATGATCGCCGTATGCGCAGAACTCAAGGCGCGCACCGCGCAGGAGCGTGAGGCCACAAGAAATCTTGCTGCTGCGATGTTCGATGCTGGGTTCCGGGCTGGTGCCGACTGGTCTGGTGAGGAGCATATCTTGCACGACATGGAAAGCTTTCGCTATAACGAAGAACGCAATGCAGCCATTGATGCCGCCCTTCGCGGCGAGCAGGAGCCTGAGGCTGATATGGAGAGAGCGGCGAAGATTTGCGAGGATGAAAGTATTATGCAGCCGCTTAACGAGACTGAAAGAAATACAGCACTGGCCTGCGCCACAGCTATTCGTGATGCCGCCATTCACGGCAAGGATGGGAAATGACCGACAACGAGATTAACAAGGAGCACTACTGATGCACTACTATCTGCAGCACGAACGAAGGTTGCGCATGATCAGAGAGAGATACCGCCGACGTCGTAACGCCGAACTGAGATATCAACGCTGGTGCGTGTACAAGGTGTTGGAGTGACCCAAGACTAGCTTGCGCACACGCCCTGACAAGTGTATGCTGTAGGCTGTTGTTTCGAATAACCGTATAATCTCGGAGACAAAGAAATGAACAACTTAGCAATCGCCCTTCAATGGCGAGCCAAGAGAGCTGAGCGACTCGCAATGGATAAAGTGGCGGAGGCTCTCAAGAAAGAAGAAACTGAGCTTAAGAAGAAGCTCATGGAAAGTTTCAAGAAGTCCGTAAACAAGTCCGTGTCTAATGGGGAACGCCTGTTCCAATTCAAGGTTACGCAAGAGCCTGCCATTGCCGACTGGGCCAAACTCTACAAGCACATACTGAAGACTAGGGAATTTGAATTCCTCCAGCGGCGGCTGAACACGACCGCCGTCAAAGAACGCTGGGAAAATAACGTGAAGGTTCCCGGAGTAGGCAGCATCCCGCACGAAGATGTATCCGACACACAAGCCAAGTAAAGGAACACCCATGAAAACGAAGAAACGCGTAATCGAAGAATCCACCGAAGTAGCAGTGCAGTCCACAGGCCGGGCGCTTGCCCTTCCTGTGGAGTGGCAGGAAAGTCTCGCAAGCCAAGCCAAGGAAGACAGCGCACTGGAGCAGCCTTCCGTGCAGGCGTTCAAGACCAGCGGCGGCATCCTCAGCTACAACGGGAACGCCATGCCGGACAACAAGATGAATGTCATCGTCTTGGGGGCTGCGTTTATCAACTCCCTGTTTATCAACAAATACGACCCGTCCAACATCATCAGCCCGCTGTGTTTCGCACTCAGCGAAGACGGCGAAGAGATGGCCCCGCACGAGAACTCGTTCAAGCCGCAAAGCCCCGGATGCGTCGGGTGCGAGCATGCGGAATGGGGCAGCGACGAAAACTCCCCGTCAGGCCGCGGGAAGGCTTGCAAGGAGACTCGTCGGCTGGTAGTCATCCCGGAAGATGCGCTCAACGACGGCATCGAAAAGGCTGTGGCGGCGATCTTTAACGTGCCGGTGACCTCCGTATCTAACTGGGGAAATTATGTGCATACGATGGCAGCGACGGCGAAGCGCCCCACGTGGTCGGTCGTTACGGAGATCTTGCTGAAGCCCGATCCCAAGAATCAGTTCATGGTGAACTTCTCGGCGGTAGATGTCATTAACAACCCCAAGCATCTGGAGCAGTTGACCGCAGTGCGGCAGAAGGCAAAGCAGGCGGTGATGACCCCGTTTGCAATGATGACCCAGGAGCAGTTCGAGGACATCCAAACGGCGAAGGCCAAGCCTGCAAAGAAACGAAAGTTCTAACGGAAAGCCGCGCACCGTCCAAAGCGCGGCAGTTTAGGAGATTGACATGAATGAGCCAGACGATGTTGTTGATAACGAGCAGACAGACGAGTTTGCGGACTACGGCTACAAGCGCCGCGCTGCTGCGGAATTGGAAGAGCTGAACGAACGGCTGAATGACCTCAACGAATTCCTGCGCACTGAAAAGTTCGAGCGTTTGACGGATGAGCAAAAGGGAGCACTTGAAAGTCAGCGGCACCACATGTCGAGTTACGCAACCGTGCTCCGCGAACGCATAGCTGCATTCTAGCCAGACTGCGCTATAATAAAGGGGCGGGCAATCCAGCCCGCTCCCTTTCCTAGGAGAACGACATGCTTACAGGATTTATGATAGGATTTATAGCAGGCGTAGGCTACATGCTGGTCTGGCAAATGATCATTTCTAAGCGTGTGAAATAGTAATAAAGGGGGCGGGCAATCCAGCCCGCTCCCTTTCCTAGGAGAACAAATGTATCTAACGCCTAAAGCCCGTGAAAAGATGCTCGCTCTGCCAGCGGAGGTGCAAGAAAAGCTGCGGCGAGAAGCTGCCACTATGCGGCGCAGGGAGAAAAGAAGGCAGTGGAAGTCCAAAAACGCTAAGAATCCATACGACGCTATGGATTCGTCAGATTTCCAAAACGCCTACTAGGAGCTTAAGTGATGTGGACTATCGACTTTGAGACGGACGCCATAGCTGGCAACCCGACCGTCAACCCCCCGAAGCCGGTTGGCGTTGCGACTAAGCGTCCCGGTTACAAATCTGTATACCGCTCATGGGGCCACCCGAGCGGGAACACCCATACATTCGAAGAAGCGAAGGCGCACCTTCATAAGATTGTGGATAGCGGTGCGCCGCTTCTATTCCACAATGCCAAGTTCGACCTCAGCGTTATGCGACAGTGGTTTGGGATTTTGCCTAAGGCCAACCCTATCCACGACACCATGTTTATGATCGCGCTGTATGACCCATATGCCGCTACCTTCAGTTTGAAGCCTAGCGCTGAGCGGATACTGAACATTGCCCCCGAGGAGCAGGACGCGCTGCATGACTGGATAATGGCGCACGTCCCGCAGGCTACTCACAAGACAGCGGGCGCATATATCGCACTCGCACCTGCCGAGATCGTAAAGCCCTATGCGCGGGGCGACGTGGATAGGACGGAGGCGCTATACCTATTCCTCAAGGACAAAATACCTCTGGCCGCGTATGACCGGGAGCGCGCCCTGCTGCCCATCATTATGAAAAGCGAGCAGCGTGGCGTCAACGTAGACGAACACAGGCTTTGCGAGGACATGGCCGGGTATGAGGGCGCGTTGCTGAGATTGAACGATAAGATACACGGCCTGCTCAAGAACGACAGTGTTAATCTAGACAGCGGCACCGAGTTGGCCAATGCCCTAGACTCTGCGGGCTTTATAGGCGAGTGGCAGCTAACCCCCACAGGCAAGCGAAGCACAAGTCGGGACAACCTGGAACGGGCCATAGCAAATCCCAAAGTGCTAGGGCTGCTACAGTATAGGGGGGCGCTGTCACACTGTCTGAGCAGCTTTGGAAGGCCGTGGGTTGCCCTTGTCCGCGAATACAACGGGCGGCTGCACCCGGACTGGAACCAAGTGCGGCAGGCTCGGGGCGATGATATCAAGGGCACCCGAACAGGGCGGCTATCCTGCGGGAAGCCCAACTTTCAGAACATGCCTAACGAGTATGAGGTCGCGATACCCAAAGGCTTTCCGGCCCTGCCTATCATGCGGCAGTATCTTATCCCTGACAAGGGCTATGTCTGGCTGAAGCGCGACTACAGCCAGCAAGAACTGCGGATACTTGCCCACTACTCGGACGGCAGGCTACTCGCACGTTACAAGGCGAACCCGCGGATAGACGCGCACGAAGAAACCAGTGCGCTTATCACCGAGCACACAGGCCTCACGCTGCCCCGGAAGCATGTTAAGATTACAGGCTTCAGCACCATCTATGGAGCGGGCGTATTTGGCCTGAGCCAGCAGTTGAAGGTAATACCTCATGAGGCTAAGCAAGTCCGCGATGCTTACTACGCGGCGCTGCCCGAAGTGCCCGAGCTTATGAAAGAGTGCCAGAAGATTGGCAGGTCGGGCGGCAGCATCACCACATGGGGCGGGCGGAGCTACGCCTCGGAACCGCCCAAGCTCGTCAACGGGAGGATGATGGAGTTCCACTACAAGCTGCTGAACTACCTAATCCAAGGCAGCGCGGGCGACTGCACGAAGGAGAGCATCATAAGGTGGAACTCTGCGAAGGGCAACGGGCAGTTCCTTGCTACGGTGCACGACGAGAACGACATACAAGCGCCCAAGGAAGACTGGAAACGCGAGATGGGGTATCTGCGGCGGGCTATGGAAAGCATAGAGTTCGACGTGCAGATGCTGAGCGATGGTTTCTACGGGAATACATGGGCGGACTTAAAGGCGTGTGAATGATCATCCAAATAATCATAGGCGTCACGGGCGTCACGGCGATATGGCTCAGCCAGAATCCAGACCCCCGAATTCACAGATGGGCGTGTGTGGCAGGAATCCTCGGTCAGCCCTTCTGGTTCATAGCGATGTATCAGGCCGAGCAATGGGGCATCCTCGTATTGTGCGTGTGCTACACTATTTCGTGGATGCGCGGTGTGCGAAACTACTGGTGGAGAAAATCATGATTGGAGACACTCTTACACTTATTGGCTTCATCGTTATTATCCTGTTCGTAATATCATTGTGGAACTCGGAGGGCTAAATGATCACAACCACTTACAAGTGCGATAACTGCGGGCACGAGCAGCCTACAAAAGAACAGATGTGGGAGGTAGTAGTCTACTGCACCCATATGGATTCTTCGCCCATAAAACGCGAATTTAATTGGGTGCCTTCGTCCAGCCCAATGTGGTGCAGAAAATGTGTGGACAAACTAGGGCTGCTGGGAAATTGGAAGCCCGAGAAGATTTTCCCGGCTCAGACTGCTCCAACACTTGAGGATAAAATCCGCGCGATTATACAGGAGGAGATAGACGATGCCAGATACTAAAGCGTTCTCGTGGTCGTATAGCAAGCTGTCGCTCTACGAAAAATGCCCTGCGCAGTATAAGTATCGTTACGTTCAGGGACTGGCAACTCCTAAGTCCATGGCGGCTTCCCGCGGGTCGGAAATACATGCCTCTGTGGAGAACTTCCTGCTTGACAAGGCGAAGACGGTGCACGAAGCAGCGGCAGACTACATGGGGCTATTCAAAGAACTCAAGTCCCATAAGCCGCTCATTGAGGAGAAAATAGCCATCTCTGATTCATGGGACGTCGTGCCGTGGGCAGCGGGATGGGGCCGTATGGTGATCGACTCCTACTACGTGGAGAAGAAAGCCGTGGTCATGCAGGAGTGGAAGAGTGGTAAGATGTATGACGACCACGAAGACCAGCGGAACCTCTACGGCACAGTGACGATGTTAAAGCACCCGGAGACCAAGACGGCCACGGTGCGGACTATATACCTGGATCTGGGCAAGGCCGTGAAGGTGGAATACACACGCGACCATGTGGAGGATATCATCGAAGATTTTGACAGGCGCATTAACTTCCTCAAGGTGGACGATGAGATGAGTCCCCGCCCCGGCTGGTATTGCCGATTCTGCCCCTTTAGCAGGATGAGTTCGTCCGGTGGCCCATGCAAAATCGGCTAGAGCGTAACGAAGAGCAGGACACTGTGGACTATATGCTGGATAATTACGGCATAGAGTCTATAAAGCAAACCTTCATGGGGAGCAGGGGCTGGCCGGATAGGATATTCTTGCTGCCCCGGCGCCCCGCATGGATTGAGTTTAAGAAGAAGGGCAAGAAGCCCCGCAAGCTCCAGATTTATCGGATGAAAAAACTAAAATCTCTTGGCTACGACGTAACCTGGACGGACAATAAAAATGAAGCAATCCTCTGGCTCGAAAAAATATTCGCCTCACGCTTATCAAACGAGGGCAATAACTCTGATGATAAAGCAGGCTTGCGCGGGGCTTCTGCTAGACCCCGGACTGGGTAAGACATCCATAACTCTGGCAGCGGCTACGATCTTAAAGAATAAGAAGCTCTCCAAGGGCGTCTTAGTCATAGCTCCCCTCCGCGCAGTCTATGATGTATGGCCTGCCGAGATTGAAAAGTGGGAGGACTTTAACCACTTCAGCTATGGGGTTATACACGGCAAGACGAAGGTGGCCGCACTTCACGGGCCGCAGAAAGATTTTTACTTTGTGAACCCTGAGGGGATTCAGTGGCTGTCTGAGGAGTTGCTAAGTCTGCCCGTAAAAGACTGGCCCTTTGACATCCTTGTGGTGGACGAGAGCACTAAGTTTAAATCTGGCAGAGGGCCACGGTTCAAAGCTTTGAGGAAGATAGTGGGCAAGTTTCGGAGACGTTACATCCTCACGGGCACCCCGACGCCGAACGGCTTGCTTGACCTCTATGGGCAAATCTACATACTTGACCTCGGCAATGCGCTAGGGGCGTATATCACCCATTACCGGAATAACTACTTCTACTCCAGCGGCTTCGGAGGATACACTTGGTCTCCGCGTGAGACTGCGATGGAGGACATTACTGAAAAGATAGCCCCGCTTGTCTTGCGTATGCGTCACGAAGACTACCTCACCCTCCCCAAGCTGGTCAATCAATACCATTGGGCCGAACTGCCGCCTGAAGCTCGCGCGCAGTATAAGGCTATGAAGGAGGAGTTTATGCTGGAGATAGGGGAGGAGACTATTATCTCCCCGAGCGCCGCCGCAGCAGGGATGCGATGCAGGCAGATTATTAATGGGGCAATCTACACCAACGTAGAAAAGAAGGAATATGCGGTGCTGCACGATGCCAAGATTGACTTGTTAAAGGACTTAGTAGAGGAGCTGAGCGGACAACCCCTGCTGTTGTTCTACGAGTTTAACCATGACAGAGACAGGCTAGTGAAGACACTGGGCTGGCCGTGCATAGGACACCAAAGCCAAAAGAAAGACAGTGTGAATATCCGGCTGTTCAACGCGGGCCTGCTTCCCGGACTTATAGCCCATCCTGCGAGCGCGGGCCACGCCTTGAACCTCCAGGGGGCGTGTTGTCACGTAGGCTGGTTCGGCCTCACATGGAACCTTGAGCACTACGACCAAGCGATCAAGCGCGTGTGGCGGCAGGGCAACGAGTCTTTACGAGTTATTGTTCACCACCTATGTATAAGGCGCTCCCTGGATGAGGTAGTCATGGATGCGCTGCGATCTAAACACAAGACCCAGACTACATTTATGGAAGCATTAAGAGCCTTGCATGTCTAGTTTGACGGTGCTATAGTGTAACTACCCTCTACCCCACTGGAGGGATTTAACAGTGGGGATAAACCCCTTCTTAAGGAGAATTAAAATGGCTGCAAAGAAAGCACCTGCTACGACGAAAGAAGCCCTCGTGAAAGACGCCCCCACCCCCGCCGCGCCCAAGCGCAAAGTCGGGACACGGGGCAGTTCCAAATTCCCCGGCACCAACGTCATCACCCTGCTGGTGGACTTCAACCCGAAACGCAAAGGCTCCGCGAGCCACGGCCGCTTCGAGAACTACGAAGACGAAATGACCGTCGAAGAAGCGCAGAAAGCCGGAGTCACTCCTGGCGACCTGCTCTGGGATACGGCCCACGGCTTTGTCGAGGTCGGCGAGAAGTTCAACAGCAAAGCAGTCGTGAAGTCCAAGCCAGAACCCAAAGCCAAGGCCGAGAAGCCCGCGAAAGCCCCCAAGAAGGGCAAGGTCGTGGTTGAAGAGGAAGACGAGGAAGAAGACGAAGAGTAATTCATTTTCGGCATTTTGTTCCAGCGCCCGCCTCTAGGCGGGCGTTTTTACTTACAGGAGACAATCATGGAAGTATATGTTATATCAAGCGGACGAGCTGATAAGCAGACGACTTACAACAGCCTTCCAGCAAGAATACAAGAGAAAGTCAATATCGCCATACCTTCCGCGGAAGCCGCCGATTACGCGGAGTATCCCCACGTTCTTGTGCCCGTGATGGGCATCGGCCGGACAAGGCAGTGGCTGGTAGACCAGTGCGCAGACCAAACAATCTGTATGCTGGACGACGACCTTACTTTTGCCACACGGCGGGAAGACGACCCCACTAAGTTCTACCCTTCCACAGAGTATGAGATTGAGGCTCTGTTTGCAGACATCGAATTTCAGTTGTCAAATTTCGCCCACGTCGGAGTGGCTTCTCGGGAGGGGGGCAACCGGCAAGTGGAAGACTATCGCGGCACCGGGCGCATGTTGCGCGTATTGAGTTACGACGTTGAGATCTTACGCAGGACGGGAACACGCTACGACAACCTGGAGGTCATGGAAGATTTTGACGTAACTCTGTCCTTGCTCCGAAAGGGCTACCGCAACGCCATCGTCAACTACATGGTGCAGAATCAGAATGGCAGCAACCTGAAGGGCGGGTGCAGTCAATACCGCACGAAGGATGTGCAGGAGCGGGCGGCAGCCGCTTTGGCTTCGCGGCACCCCGGCTTCGTTAAGCTGGTGCAGAAAAACACCAAAGGCGCGGATGGATGGGGCACCCGAACAGACGTCATAATCCAATGGAAGAGGGCGTATGAAGAATCCCAATGAGCAGGTGGCGTATTGGATCACAGAGCGTGAGAAGATCCGTGTGCAGCACGACGAAGGACAGCGCAAGCCGTGGACCGCAGACACTACTCTGGAGCGCTACCGGTTCTGCAATGTGCGGCGGGAAGATGACAGGGTTACGCGCTGGCTGAAGAAGTATTGGCGCGACCCTAACGAGGGCCACGAAAATATGACTGCGGCCATGCTCCTCGCCCGCATGGTGAACTGGCCGCCGACCCTCGATTTAATAGGGTTCCCGCTAACGTGGGATCCGCAGCGTATAGTTGACGCCATACACGCCTGCATGAGCGAGGGGAAAGCGTGGTCTGCCGCATACGTCGTAACAACCTGCGGAGTGAGTATGGACAAGGCGCTATACGTTGTCCAGACAGCAGGGCTTGCGGCGGGCAACCCCACGTATACCCCCGCCCCCGCCGACACGCTGGCGGGCTTCTGGACAAGGCTTAAAACTATTCCCGGGCTAGGGGCGGGCTTTTTGGCGGCGCAAGTTGTGGCAGACTTGAAATATCTCAAACCGCTGAGTGGCGCCGCCGACTGGGGAAATTGGGCTACTCCCGGCCCTGGAAGTCGCCGAGGAATAAACAGGTATTTCAACCTCGCGTTAGACGCCAAGCTGCCAGCGATCGAGTGGCTTGCTCGCCTGCACCAAGTCCGCTCCGAGGTAGAAGACCTACTGCCTGCTCATCTCCGGGACATCCACGCGCAAGACTGGCAGAACGTAATGTGCGAATGGGATAAATACCAGCGGACTGTCCTGGGGGAAGGTCGGCCCCGCAGTAACTACCGCCCGGAGACCGCATATGAAATCTGAGCTTCTGGCCATTAGGAATCGGCTGCACATCCGGAATGTAAACCGAGACGGCCGCTGTGATTGTTTGGTAGTTTGGGAGGACGGGGAATGGAAGGTGGAGATATTCGCCAGTGAAGCACACGCTCATAAATTCGCAGATGAGCACAAAATGGAGGTCGTGAATCATGCATAGCTTAGTCGCACGTAATGTGAACGATGCCTATTACGAGGGCATGTGGTATATGTATCTGATGGGCAAGGAGCAGAGCAGCCGGGGCGGGGATGTCCGAACTGTTCCGCACCCGGTAGTCACTCAGTATGAAAAGCCGTGGGAGCGGGTGCTGTTCAACGGACCCCGAAGGCCCAACCCCTTCTTCCACCTTATGGAGTCGATGTGGATGTTGGCGGGGCGGCAGAATGTAAGCTGGCTCTTGAAGTATAATTCGCGAATGCAAGACTTCGCAGACCACGGAGTCCTTCGCGGAGCTTACGGTTACCGATGGCGAAAGCATTGGATAGAAGAAAGCGGGGACTCCTTCGACCAGATACGTATGGCCATTGAGATGCTCAAAGCCTCAAGCACTACGCGGCAAGCAGTGATCGCAATGTGGGACCCCGGCATAGACCTCGGCACTGACAACAAAGACGTCCCCTGCAATACGCACATCTATTTCCGTGTGGTGAACAAGAAGCTGGAGATGACGTTGATGTGCCGCAGCAATGATATCGTATGGGGCGCGTATGGGGCGAACGCTGTCCACTTCAGTTTCCTCCACGAGCTTGTTGCGCTAGGGGCGGGCTATCCGCAGGGCAAGATGTATCAGTTCAGCAACAACTGGCACATCTATCGGCGGCACTGGTATCTGCTACAGGAAAAGGAATACGAGGGCAACCCTTACGAAACGCACGACCATCCCTTTGTGCCGCTAATCCGGCCCGGAACAGCCGAGACCTACCAGGACGTATTGCGGGATGCAGAGGATTTCACAGGCGCGCTGTTCCTCTGGGAGCATGTCTTCCGCACACGGTTCTTTACTGACGTCGTGCTCCCTATGCGCAAGGCATGGGAGGCCCACAAAGCCGGAAACGACCACGCCGCCCTAGTAGCGTTAGGAGAGACCTACCCCTGCGACTGGACAGACGCAGGGGAAATCTGGATTAAGGAGAGCATCGATGGCAAAAGCGAATGACATGCAGGTCGGCGGGCAGCACTATCGGGGCGTGAAGATTCAACATTGGGACATTGTGGACATGCACAGACTCGACTACTTCCAGGGTCAAATCACGAAGTATGTGATGCGGTGGAGAGACAAGGGCGGGATGCAGGACTTACTGAAAGCACAGCACTTCCTGGCAAAGTATATTGAACTGCAAAAGGAGGGCGACACCCCCTGCGGTGCTGAGAGCGGCGCTGAGCCGGGGAGGGGATATGTCGACCAAGATGCAGAACCTGCAGTTGCACGTCCGGTGCGGGCGGGTATAATAAAGCTTTAGCGCTCTGGCAAGTGGGCCTTGCCCGGCCCTGAAGATGGCTTAGGTTTGCGACTCTGCCCAACTCCTCAAGAGTCGCAGTGCGCTTAGGACTTGCATTGTAGGGAGCAGGGTGCCATCTCTCCCTACTACTTTCTTTAAGGAGCAAGACAATGGTGATACTTCGGATTGCCGCCGCCTTTGTAGATGACTTAACCCGGATTGCGCTAGGCGCTATTTGGAGGGTAGCCTTCCTTGCACTCATATTCTTACCAATCTGGTGGAGCGCACTATGACATTCCGTCCAATGCTGGCCTGCAAGACCCCGTCCGACCTGTCGCAGCTCACATACCCCATGCTGTCCAGCTACAAGCTAGACGGAATACGGGCTTTCATGTGGGAGGGCCGTATGATGAGCCGCAGCATGAAGCTGCTGCCGAACCAGAAAATGCAGAACTGGTTCCAAGCGCGGCCCGGGCTGGAGGGATTCGACGGGGAGCTGATTGTTGGCCCACACGATAACTCTGTTTACCGCCGCACGATGAGTGCTATTATGTCCATTGACGGCAACCCAATGGAGGATTTGACGTGGTATGTGTTTGACACCGTGGGCATAGACAAACAGTTCGCCATACGGATCAACACTTGCCGCGAAATAATAGGGCAGCATGACGTTGTAAAAGTCTTGGCCCACAAAGTCGTACATAGCCCGGATGACGTGCTTGCGCACCACGCCGAAGCCATAGCCACGGGACATGAGGGGCTAGTCCTCCGCGCCCCCGACGAGTTTTATAAGCGGGGCCGGAGCACCATGCGCGAACAGGGCATGGTGAAGATCAAGATGTTTGAGGACAGCGAAGCTGAAATACTCGGCATGGTTGAACTCATGCACAACAATAACGAAGCCGTTGAGAATGAACTTGGGCTGACCAAGCGTAGCAGCCACAAAGAGAATAAGCGGCCCGCAGGGATCTTAGGCGCCTTGCAGGTGCGCGACTTGAAGACTGGGGTGGAGTTTGAAATAGGCACCGGCTTCACGGATACTATGCGCTATAATTACTGGAACGGCGTAGACGATATGAAGGGGCTTATAGTCAAGTATAAGTTCTTCCCTGTGGGCGTAAAGGACAAGCCCCGGCATCCTGTCTTTTTGGGCTTCCGTGCGGCAATTGACCGCTAGGGCGGTATACGCCTCTAACAAGGGGCTAAACGGGCATATCGGGGGCTACCAGACAAGTCCTAACGCCATCAAACAGGGCCGGTAATACCCTACCCCATGCCAAAACAGGGCACATTAGGACAACTAGGAGAATAGCATGACGCGCATCAAAGATTTGCTGGTGGTAGAGGAAGAAGACTACAAAGATGATCGCAGAGAATTATTCTGGTGGGGCTTCTTTGCAGGCTTCCTAACCGCCGTAGCGGGCGGGCTGACTATGAACTACGTGTTCAGCCTTCTTTGGTCCTGAGAAGTTGCACCAGAATTTGCTGGTTCTTTAACTCCTTCTGCCGCTGGTCATCTGGCGGGAAGTGCCAATTAAGATCGTCGCTGCCCGGTGCTGGATAAGACCGCATCTTAAAGGCAGGGACGTTCGGCACACTTCCGGGAAGTTTATTCTCCTTGACCTGATCGCGCTGTTCCCAAGAGGGCAAAGGCGTTAGAATGCCCGCTTTCTCTAGCGGGTCACGTATGGCCGGAATAAGGTGGCGGTCGGTATAGAGCGACTTCGCCCGCACCCATGCTTCCCGCAAGCGGCTCATTTAGTTCCTTCTGCGTTCTGCATAAAGTCTTTTGACTTGCTCCCTGAACTGGAGCCGAACCAGAAGTTCATGATCTGTATCTGCGCCGCAGTCATTACACCAAGCAACGGGAGCAGCATATCCTTGTTTTGCAGGGGAATGATCACGGTGCCAGACAGGAGCTGATACAGCAGCGTGAAATAGCCTGTCGTATAGATCACGGACAGCAGAATCTGCGGCCACATATTAACCTTGGCCAGTTCCCGGGCGCTGGATCTGTCCTTGAATTCCAGTTCCGAATATTTGAAGCCCCGCTCCTGCTCGTCGTTCTGATACGCCAGCTCAAGCTTTTTGATCTCGGCCAGTTGATCGGGCGTTATCTTGCCGTCCTCGAAAGCCTTGCTGAGCTGCGCCGTGGTCGCGCCGTCAATCCCTATGATCTTTCCGATTGCGGCCACCGCGACGCCGCCCAATGGACCAAGAAAGGCGCTGGCGACCGTTGGGGCCAGCGTTTGCAATAGGTCGAGAAAGCCGTTCATATTAGTAGCTCCAGATAAAAGGGCGGGGGCTGGTCGGGGAGTTCGGCAGGTCGTCCAAGTGGATGAAGCGGCCACTGCCTTTTTGCGACACACCGATGCCAGTGAAGAATCTAACATCAAACCCGGTCGCAACAGCACAAGCGAGGAGTTGATAAGCCTGCAAGCCTCGGACTCCTATGTCGATGGCCCTGCCAGTGGTATGCGGCCCAGTGAGTCCTGTGCTAGACACCTTTGCGTTATACTCCGGACAGCGGGCGGCGCTGTTCACCGGCAGGGCGAAGCCTAGCGACACGCGCAGCTTCTCAATCTTGTCCATGAAGTCCTGCTGTGGCAGCATCCCGCAGCCGCACTTGCAGGCCAGTTCAGCGTTTGTGAAGTGTGGTGTCATTTGTCCACCTTTTTGTCCAGCTTATCTTCGATGCGCTGACAGACTTTAAAAATTGCAGCTAAGTCTTTCTCGACGTCAACGCGCTTGACATACTCCCCCGCCACCAGGACTTCCATGTCTTGTATTTTACTTGCCAGCACCATGTCTGCCTCCTGTAGTTGCTCCATGGAGCCTTTTAGTCCAGTAAGAACCCACACCATAAGAAATCCAGCGATGGCCCCTACGATGTTGAAAGCGGTTTGCATATCCATTTTTAAAGTCCTTTTATTTGCGCTACGGGATGCTTCAAGTTTTGATGATCTTCAGCACCACAGCGGATGGCTGCATGTTATTGTGGGAGCCTCCGCCGCCAGCGGCTGCGGTGTTGCCCTGGTCGTAATTGGCCCCGCCCGCGCCAGCGGTGCCGACGGTATTCGTTAGAACCGCGCCGTGGACGTGGCTAGGGATTTCCGCAGTCGTCAGTGTGTGAGTCTCTGCACCACCAGTATTGCCGACTGCATTGCCGAGTGTGGCTGTCCCAGTCCCGGCAGAGCCGACTGCAACCCGCCGACGAAAATCAGGTAACCCGAATGTCGTGGAGCCATCCCCAATGCCCCATGTCGTACTTATTGCCGTGAACAACGCGGCATACGTTGCGCGGCTTACATTTGAACCATCGCAGCCGAGATATCCAGTAGGCGCGGCAGTGCCGCCAAAATCAAGAATCGCGCCTGCCGGAATCCCACCCTGTGCCGCAGTCAGCGGAGTAGTCAGCCCACCAAGCGACGTGATGTCCAAGTTCGCGCCCGCCTTCGCCATGCCGGACGCTCGCAGATAGGCCACACATCGCACGACGCCCGCAGCATAGCCCTGGAATATCGCGTAGTCGCCCGCCGCAGTCGTGATGTTCGCAGCCCCCGGCAGAATAAGGGAGGCGCCATGCGTCAGGATCAGTATGCCCGTAAATCTCACGAGTCGCTGCGTTCCTTCTGCTAACGTTATCGCTGTCTGCGTAGTCGTGCCGGTCACATCCACGGTGTTGCCAGTCGCAGTCGTTAAGTTCAGAGTGCCTGCGCCTGTTGCCGATGCGATATCCGCGCCGTTTTTGGAGTTGAATAAAGTCCCCGCAGTAATCGCAGTAGACGCTGAAAACGCACCTGTCAGCGCCACAGCCGCAGCGGTGAACTTGAGCAACTCTACGCCAGCCAGCCCAAAGCGAATATCTCCCGCCCCCGCGCGATACCAGCCAGTAGCGACCTCGTCTGCCCAAGTCACACCGGGCGCTGCCAGCGTCCCTGCGAACGCTTTCAGTGCAGCGCTCATCCCGCCTTTGCCAGAGCGGGAAAGGCTGTCCTGCATCGCCACAGCGAGATCGTCCAGTGTGGCATTCGCCCACCCTGCCTCGATCAAGTCGTTAACGACAACAGGGTTTCCTGCCGCTAGGGTGTAAACTCCGTTCGAATCACGCGACATAATAGCTCCTATTCATCCGTATCAAACGAGGCTGCGAGTGTTCCCAGCTTCGGGTAAATCGTCTTGCGTATAGTCTTTGCCATCACCCGCTGTGCCTCAGTTCTGCCCATGAGGAGCTTTGCCCCTGTCTTCGTAGTTCCCGCTGCGCTCGCGACTAGCAGTCCCGCTGCGACTCCCGCCGCAGGGGTAATCCCCGCCGTTGCAGCAACAGATCCGAGGCCCAGCGAACTTCCAAGCCCATAGCCTATTTGACGCGCCGCTGTTCCCCCAAGCCTTTGACGCTCTAACACGGCGCTCATCGGGCCTGTCAGTCTCTGGAAGTGCGCCGCCTCCTGAACCTTCAACTTTCGTGGCGAGACACTTTGAACTGCATCTACAAGATTTCGCGCCGTTATGTCGCGCATACCGGGATTAGCGACGGGGGTTGTGGAGGATATACCTCCCGCAATATCTGCTGCCTCTTCCAAGACTAGGTATTTACTATACGCCAAATCTATCTCTTTCAAAGCAGAGATATCACTTTTGGATAGCGCCCCTTTAGCCGCCGCCCTATCAATGAAGGAGCGCTCTATCGCCTTGTAGCCTGCAATTAAATTCTTGGAGGGCAGGTCGGTAGCGGTGAGATTTCTTCGTTCTTCCCTAAACAGATTCAATACGTCGCGCCACTCCCGCCCTGACTGTGCGCCTTTTGACGAAGAAAATATCTGCGCGGCCTTCTTGCGGAAAACGTTTTGCATTTCATCGGTCGCTCCGGGCATAGCCAGCAATGCTTTCTCAGTCGCCGACTCCCTAAAGACGCGGGGCAGGCTGATAACTTTATTCTCCAATATTTTGTCGTAGGAAGCGTCGAAGCCTCGAGGAACGTCTCTAAAAAAGCCGCTATTGCGCGAGACTGAGGCAGTAATTTCCTTAGATTTAGGGAGGAACAGCCGTAGCATATCCGTGACTTCCTTGCCTGCTTCCTGCACGACTTCCTGCCCTACTCGGTCAGTTTGAGTCCTAATGCCTATGATTCGCATCAGGTCTTCCCCCGCGCCCAGAACTCCCCCCACGAACCCCTTACTGGCCTGTCCGACTGTGGGATTTAGATGTTGCTTCTCCAACTGATGCCCTAGCTTAGACATCTTAGCTGCACCGGGGCCGAGAACTCGCAAGCCGCCCTTCAAAGCGGAGCCAAGCACGCCCGCCATAGCCGCAGACTTCAGCGCCTCCTCCCCACGATCTTCTCCCTCTATCGTAGGCCGGAGTGCTGCGGCCTCTGCGGCTGCCACTGCGGGCACGACGCCAAAGCCCAGAGCTTTCTTCAGTAAACTCGGCCCCCGGAGGACTCCACGCAGGGCTTTCTCCGCCTTGCCGAGGGGGAGCGCCAGCATCCCTATATTTCCCGCGATATTCCCGGCCATGCCCCACCCGGTATTGGAGATCGCCCGTTGCGCCTTTACGTCGGCTTCGGAAACCTTGCCCAGACCGGTAAGCTGTTTGATGCTCTGCGTCGCCTGCGCGGGCGCGACACCTATCCCGGCCACGGCTTGCTCATGCCACGGCATTTCATCTATCTGTGGCTGTAGGTCTCCTCCAACAGTGTGCCGCACTCTTGGCGCCATGCCCGGTATGAGATCTTGGTTTTCCACGGGCGGCGCTCGGTATTGCTCAGGCACGTCTGGAAGCGGCGTGGCCGGGCCTTGGGGTGCAGGTATTGGGGCGCTGCCAGCAGGCTGTCCCGACAGGTTTGCGGGGGTGCCTGCCCTTCCGGCCATAGCTTGCGCCGCCCCCGCCGCAGCTTGGGGCGTAGCAGCCTCCACTTCGTAGACTTTCCCGTTAATTTCGATTTCGTAGATCTTCATTATTTCTTCTCACGAATCCGAACGCCGTTGATTACAGTCCACCCGCCGCTTGCCCCCGCACGTGCTCCAACATCAACAGCCTCGCCTTCCGGCGTAGCGCCGGGACGTTTATCCATGCCGAAGCGCACTTGGTCCATAGAATATCCAGCAGCGAGGGCTTTGTTGATTACCACTGTCTCCGCTTTAAACAGCGCCAAGTTCTTTCTGATCTTGTCATAGCCATCTCCAGGATGGGGAATGAAAGACTTCAAGCGTGGAAATTCCGCAGCGGTGACTGCTGCGCCACTGCGGGCATGAATCATAAGACTGCCTATATTGAAGACCATCGCGCGGGCGTCTACACCCTTTGGATCTGTGCGCTGCAAGATTTCATCCGGAATCCACCCCGTCTTTCCGTAATCGAACGCTGCCGGATACTGATCTATTGCCGCTGTAGCGGCGTCCAAGATCTGTATACGCCCAGCATTCTCCGCATAAGTCGCCCGGACTTTAGCAGGCATCGCGCCAGCCTTGAGCGCTGCGGCTTCGGCCCTCGCCGCGTCTGCATCAATCCTACGGTTAAGCTCTGCCTGCCGCATGCTCAGATTTCCCCCTGCGATTTCCCGCCGCAATGCCTGCGCTTCCTGATGGCGACCCTGCGCCTCCAGTCTGCGGGCCTGCGCCTCTGCAAGCGTATTTGCCTTCGCGTCCGCCGCCTCTACAGCTTTGATTTGGAACTCGGTGCTTTTGATGCCCTGCGACTGCGCGGTCATCGGATTGGCAACCATCTCCCCCGTATCCGAATTAGTGTATGCGACGTCCGCAGCATTGGGGCGAAGGGGCTTGCCGTCCACCAGAGATTGATCAATCAAGGATTGCCCCTGTCGCTGCATAGTCTTGCCGCCAAGCGTAGTCATCGCCAGCCCGCCAAGGAAGTCCCGCTGGGAGCCTTCCTTCGACGCCGCAGCAATGGCCTTCAAGGGCGCAAGATCTAGCGGCGTCTCAGTCAGCTTCGCAAGACGCCCGTAGAGGGCCGCTAGGTCAGGCCGATTTACCTCATTAGGGGACGCCATATTCGCCTTCCTCGCGAGGGATGATGCGATCTTCTACCGGGGCGGGCTTCTGGCTCCCGTAAGCGGCCAGGAGCTTCGCCATAAT